ATTATTGCTTTATGTTTTGAAGCTGACTCTAATAATGATTTATTTATTTTAATATCTTTTAATTGATTTTCTAATTCTGATTTTTCTTTTTGATGTTCTTGGGTTCTGGTTTTAAGTATTTCTTCAAACTCGCCCTTTTGAATACGTTGCTTTTCTTCTGCTTCTTTTTGTGTCTTTACAGCATTTATAGCTACATCAATATCATCAACACCTAGCTTTTTATACATTGAACCCCTTTCTTTAGCTAATCGTCTTTCAACAATATTATTAACCTCGTCTTGGGTAAATGTTTGTGCTTGTGGTGTTTCTTGTACCTGTGGTGCTTCTTCTTCTTTTGTTTCAGTAGTTTGTTCTACTTGATTTTCTTCCATTTAAACCTCCATGTTGGTAGTGTTTTTATAACATAATAATATTTTTATTTCTACTATGTATCTTTTATAGGTGATTGTATCTGATCTATTATCTCCTCTACATCATTAATAATATATTGTTCATCTAAGTTTAAATCAGCAAATAATAACCTAATCTTATCAATATCTTCTGATGTTAAATTTTCTCCTTTTTCTTGCAATGTTTTAGTTATTGTATCAAGGGATTTTGTCATCTTTTATTTCCTGTAATATTTTTAAAAATTCTGGTGCAACTAATTCTTCTTTTCCCCTGTAATACAAAGAAAAATTTTCAACAAACCATTCTTTTGTATTAGTAGTTCCATATTGTGAAGGTGAGTGTTCTTTAATATTTCTTACATTTCTTAATCTATCTTCTAAAGGTCTTTGGACTTGTGTCCATGCGGGTTCAGTTCCAGAAACGGGGGTTAATCTTATATCTTTAAGTTTATATTGTTGATGAATATGGTGACCCATTTCATGATAAAATGTGGCTCTAAATTGTTCTACGTTATCATTTTCAAAACTTTTTGCTGACCAAGGGCGATTACTAATATTATCTCCTCTTTTCCAATTAGATGTTTTTGCAATTAATTCAGTATCTAATTGAGTATTTATATCACTTATTTCTGCTTTTATTATGCTTTGTTTACTATTTATATCTAACAATTTTTCATCTAATTCGTCATAATTTTTTCTTGTAAATTTTCCTGTTTCACTAAATGTTCCTTGCCCCAAAGTTCTCCAATCCCAAGCATCACTAACACCTAATTCACTATAAATTATATTTTTTTCTAAATTTAGTTGAGCATATTCTTCACTCAGTTCTCTTTTTTTGTCCTCTAATCTTGTTTTTAATTTAGGGTCAATTTGTTTAGCTCCTATTCTTTTTGCTCCACTTTGTGCAAATTGAACTTGCATACCCATAACTCCATCACCCATATTGGCTAAATATGATCTTTCGTTTTTTGACCCTTTAATTCCCCTTATCATAGGTACATTAAATTTTTTACAAAGTGCTTCTGCTTCTGGCATCATAGCTAAAATCATTGACAAACCTTTTTCATCTAATTTAGTACCAGAAATTTTACCAAAGTTTTGAACTCTTGAACCTCTATAATGAGTTATATTTTTATTTAAATACCTATCGTCTTTACTCGCATCACCAAAAACTTTGTTTAATCTTTTTGTAGCTTCATTTGCTGATAGTATCTGAATAGTTTGTTCTGTTACACCCTCACGATTTATTGGGGTGAATATATCTCTTTCATCTATTACTGGCGGTGGTGTTGGCGGTGGTGGTGCTTCATCAACTACTGGTTCTTCTGGAACTTCATCTACTGTTTCCTCGCCCCATGCGGGGTCTGTAGGAATCCAAGTATGTCTGCACCTATAACCACCCCTAACAATAAATGGATCGCCTGTTGACTTTCCTTGCCATGACCTATTGTTCCACATATCCCTTATTTGTTCTTCTGTAAGTGTCTTATTCAACATATCAACACAAAATGGTCTACTATCTCGAACTAATGTGCCTGTATATGTGAAATGTGTTAATCCCGCTTCTTTTGCTTTAGCTACTGTAAACTGACCATGAAACTGCATTACTGAATCATGTGCTATTTGACTTGCATAACGTCTAAGGTTGTTTCCCGCCCTATCACTCGCATACTGGGTATGTAATTTTCTTACAGCATCTTCTACTTGTGCTTTTTTAGTGCTATCAAATTTATTTTCGTTAATAAAATCAACTAATTCATTTATTTCCGCAGTGTTTGAGGTTTTATAAACACCATTGATATGAGATTTAATATTACTAACCATATCTTCAAATGGTCTACCCGCTATTGTACTTTGGTATATTTCATCATTAATAACTTTAGAAAATCTTTCTGCAATATCTTCAAAACCACTAAATGATTGTGTCTTTAGAGCATTGATTGTCTGTAAATCCACTTCTGTAAGGCTCTTAAACTTTTTAGGAATAGGCATTTCACCAAATGTATCTAAAACCTCTTTGGCTATCTTATTATACTCCTCATTAATGATTATATCGGCTTCTTCAAGAAAGTTGTCTGCTATTAGTTTTCTGATTTGTGGTTGTAGTTGTATTGCTAATCTTTGTGATACAAGCTGACCTTTTGTTGCCCTAGTTACTTCTTTTACAACATCTTCTTCTAGCTTGTATAAAACATTGATTATACGTTCTTCGTGCTGATCTGCTAATTTTTCTAAAATTCTGGACATATTTTACAATGGGAAATCTTTTTTCCACGCTTTTATTGACCAGAAAGCTGGTGATAAAGACTTTTGCCCTTTTACTTCTTTTAGAACACCACCCATTCTAGCTAAAAATGATCTTTGTCTAGCTGGTATGCTTTTCTTGATAGACATACCTCTAGCACCAAAAGTAACTTTGTTTATTTTGCCTGTAGCTTTGTTTTTGACGTAAACACCAAACTTTTTTCTTTTAGATTCTGCTGTAGATAACCTAAAAGGTTTATTTAGTTTTACTTCTTTTCCTCTATAGGTAGCCATTCGTAAGTCCTTGATTTTACTGGGTTTTTTCCAGGATTATCACCTATCATCTAGTCTTTCGTTTGTTATCATTCCACAAGCTGGACATTTATAAACATCTTTTAATTCAGTTTTTTTCAATGCAACTTTGCACCTAATACATAGTTTAATTTTTTCTTTTTCCATATAATCATTTCTTTTTTCTTTTCGTAGCTCGTCTGATAATATCCTTATCAAAAGTGCCAGACCTTCCACGACTAATTAGTTTGTTTACTCTTGCCATTGCCCAAGCGGACATAGGTATTCTTGGTCTACTACCCGCAGATAAAAATGCACCTTGTCCTCTACGAAATGATGCTTTTAAGTCTGCAAGATTGAATAATTTAGATTTTTTAGCTTTTGCTTTTAGTGTTGCAACTGTTTTTGCTGATAAAGGTTTTCTTCTGACCGCCATTATGACCTGTTCCTTCGCTGTAATAATGCTGTAGGTATTTTTGCACCCGCCCTATACAATGCACTTATACGTTTCAATAAGTTTGCTCTAGCATTTCTTTTTGCACCTTTAAGACCAGATAGATATTTTTTTGGAATACCTGTTGATTTGTCTTTAGGAACTAATCTACGCTTCTTCTTCTTCGCCAACTGTTTGTCCTTCTACTTCTGTGGTTGTAAATTGTCCCCTTGCAGTTCTAGTTGCATCTATTTCTTCATTAATAGATTTTATCATTTCTGAATCATCAATTACAGCTTGTGCAATCTGCTTATCTAATTCTTTATTAAATGTTTCTGATTTAATACCACTAGCTTTTGCCATTTGTAGATATTGTAAATCATTCGCCCAATCTCTTATGTCAAATGTATCTGGATAATTAACTGAACCATCAAACTGTTTATCTTGCCACATAGCAAACAAACCCCAGATTTGTTCTTCTGCATTTTCAAGATAATCTGCTTTTTCTGACAATCTAGCGTTTAATAATTGAAATTCTGTTTGTAGTGCTATCCCACTAGCTATTTGATTGCCTGTTGCCCTTACAGAACCCATGTGAGTAATTCTATCAATAGCATCAACTTTGTTTTGAATACATTTCATAATACCATCTAAATTTTGTCCGCTTGGCTGTATAATGTAAGGTTTTAAACTTGCATCTAAATCTTCTGGAACTTCTATAATTGCACCAGCACCAGCACTAGCTTCAACATTAGGTGTTTTAACCAAACTTGGGTGGTTTGCTAATCTAATTAACTGTTCTTTTTCTGAATAATCATTGTATATAGATTGTTGTAGGTAAGCTACATCTGCCAAGTCGCTAATTCCTATAGGTCTTTTTGCACCTCTAAGATTATAGACATTTACAGCGGGTATCTTGCCTATTGGGTTTGGAACTTCTTCTAATAATCGAAAATCACCTTTTGAATATTCTTCTTGATATTCCTCTACCTCATAGGTGCTGATTGTTTCTTCTGTAAATACTTTTACTATTGCCCTATCTACATTAATATCTTCAACAACCATCAACATATCTAAATAAAATCTACCACTAGCTGACCTTGCATAGTTCCAGTTTACAACATTTTCTGGTGTATATATTGAAATGTAAGGTCTAATAT